CAAGACCCTATATACAGCCATGTTCCATATCTGTTGGATTTGACACAGATCACAACAGACCAATGGAAACAAATAAATACTGATTCAGGTCTGCTCACATTAGCTGTTCCTTGTATCCTGCCATCCACTACAATGGAGTGTATATTCAGAGCAAAAGAAGGGGTTTTTCTAGAACCCTCTATGCCAAGAACCTGTATGGACCTGAATTACACAAAGCCTCTAGTTGTTTATAACGGCAACTTCTTACCTGACCCCGACACCACTTATTACGATTACGAACGCTATATTGGGATGCGGTCGGCAAACGCTTATGATACAGGTGCGGTAATACCTGCCAACACCCCTGAAAAAGTATCTTTCACCGTCAAAAGCATTAGACGCTTCCATGAAGTATTAGAGAACGGCTTATCTGAAATAGAACCCCTACGTTATGTCTATGAGATTCGTAGGGGAATTATGAATTCTTTTTCGGCTGATGCTGATAGCCAAATCACTACTGTCACAGCTAACGGCTTCTATATGAATTGGTATGCTTCTTACCCGAAGCCTGCTGATGTTTGGTATGACGGAACAGGACCCCATTATGGAACCAATCTTGGCCCCTTCACATCATCAGATGTTAATGTCAAAGCAGGCGATACTTTCCGCAGGTTAGATGAGGACGGGAATGTTATCGAAGAACGTATCATCAAAGAAGTGATGAACGCTTATACGATAACACTTAACCCACCTGTATTAGTTGAACCTTTTGACGCTGCCAACAGCAGATTTGAGATATATATCCAAAATTCTCCTGTGCCACATGAACAGTCTAACGAACAGTTACTAGGTATGCTAACTGATAAATTAGTCTTACAATCCAATGCCCATTATAGTGACAAAACAGGTGGGTATGTAAAAGCAACAGGTATTTATGCTGACGATGTTAACAAACTTTATGATGATAGTAACACCAGCACGTTCAGCGCATTAGGTGTAGCCGCAGGAGATATTGTCCTAATTGATCCCGCAGGTTGGTTACCGCCTCCGACAGGGCAGACGGCCTTACATCCACCGGAGAGAGGTTTCCGTCCCATAGGTGATCAATCTGTGCCTGACAGATCAACACCGCCTTATGTAGCAGGACACCCTAAAGTTTTGGATGACAATAGAGGTTATTACAGAGTTCAATCTGTAGTAAACACCCCTGAAACCTATCTGCAAATCAACCCTGTCAATACATTTGCAGGCACATTCGATGACCCTGTGATTTTTGGTGGTAACGGCTATGAGTATACTGTTTACCCCACAGTTTCTTCTACTACCCCACCTTATCAAGAAGAAGGACAGATGGACTTGCGCCCGACTGCAAGTTGGGACATTATTAACAGAACCTACGCCAATGATGGTTATTCTGTCAGACCCTTCTCATATAAGATTATCCGGCCTTCCAAACTATTTTCGGATCAAGCAATAGATGTGATACTTTCAACCAGAGAACGTATGCTAACTTGGATTGAGATGATCAACATCTTCCTGCTTGGTTGGAAGTCTGGAAGTTATTTTATCTTCCAGCGGGATAAGCATATCGAAAATCTTGGGAATCCTGATAACCCCGAACTTGGTTTGGGTGTTCCTTCGGATGAACTGCTGGCAGATATGACAGGCTTGGTTTGGAATGCCCCCTATGCTAACAATTCAGGTTGTATGTCATTACTCGATAGGAGATTCTGGATAGGGGATGAAAGGCTTGACTGGCTAACTAGTGACCCTACTAATCCAACCAAGATGAGAAAATGGCCTGCGGTTCCACCATCTGATCCCTATACCGCATTTAATAGTGATCCCTCACCTGATCGTCCTATTCTGCTCGATTGGATAAACGAGATTCTAAATAAGAAGGACAAATTCAGGGATAGCCGTTATATTTGGGTTAATTACCGAACTAACAAAGTCTATGGCACATTAAGTCAGATACAGCAGTATGATATTGCGTTACCCAAGAAACGACAGGAAGAAAAAGACCTAGCAACTCTCATGGCAACGGTGGACAAACTCAATGAGTAACAAAGAACTGACAGCAGAAGAACTTAAAGAAGCGTTAAAGACACATGGGGTTCCCGATGGCACTTGGCAGGAAACTCCAGAACAGGTTGTCGTTTCTCCAATGGCAGCGACTCAAATTGAAACCCTAAACAAACTCAAAACCATCCTTGAAACTTTAATAAAAGAGGATAATCAGAGGATTGCAGGTTTGCGTGAGCAGTTGACTAGGTTGCAGTACGGGGGCGGTAGTTAAGGTATAGTGATAGGGTGAGGTGTTATTTTGCCTACGGATTTGACAGGAATAACAGGATCGGAAGCGGTTGGTGAGATTACTAATCAATGGGGAACTATCTCCTTTGAAGTCCCTGATTTCATCAAACCGATTCGGGACAACATCAACAATGCTTTTCAATTTCTGATTTCAGTTCTGGATATAGCCTTAAAGATATTAAACTTTATCAAATCTTTCTTGATAGGGTTTCTTGATCCTATTGTAGCGGCGGTACAAGCTATCTTGGATGAGATAACAGCTCTAGTCAATGACATCCGGCAGATGGGTTTGTATATGACCGGAGATTGGAAACTTCTTAACTACCCTTATGAAGATTTGAAAGGTGGCTTTCAAGCATATCAACGAAGAATGATTGCCCGTATGACTGATAGGACAGACCCGACTCGTCCTGATGTTTCAAGTTTGACAACTACATTTGGGATGTTCTTTTATATGTCCGTAGACATATCTGAAATTATGCGACTCATCGCATATATCAAACAACTGATGGGGTTTTTTAATCAAGAATTTTTACAGCCGGGAGGTTATCCTGTCCCTTCAATAAATTCTATAAGTTACGGATCATCGACAGCAAATATTATGACAGCTTATGATTTGGGGTCTTATCTAACAAGATTTAATGGCACTCCACCCCAAATAGCAGAGATACGTTGGACTCTCAATCAAACAACTCCTATTGATACTTTCAATCCTTTTCCTGCCATGCCCCCGAAGGGGTTTATCATAACAGTATCCACCTTCCCTAATGGGCTTCCTGTGTTTTTTGATAGACCAATGTCATCAACCAAGATGGCACCTAATACAAATGACCCTGCTAAAAAACAGCAACCCCGTAACTATGGTGCCGTTCGGGAAAAAGATACAGGCAAACCTCTTGTTATCTATGGAGGTGCTGATAACGTATTGGTTAATAGTGACATCAACTACATTGATTCTTTTCAAGACGGTAAGTTAAAGAGTGGCAGAACTCGTGTTTATGGTTTGAGGTCTGTATCTGATAACGCCCCTGTCCCTCTGGAATACTTGAAAAAAGATGGCAAGTATTATTTCCAGAGAATGTTTTATATGTCAGCCGCAGAAACAGGGAATCAATGGGTTACAAATCAATTTATGTTCCACTTAAAAATGGACGATTTACCTCACGATGCTAAATTGACAGTTGATTCAGTTACAGGGCAAGTGACCCTTACTGATGCTGGCCCTGCTACAACAGTTTATGTTAGAGTCGCTTCTTGTTACAATGCAAATATAATAAAGAATGAAAGTTTTGTTTACAACTTTGCAGAAACTGCTTTTCAGACAATGAAAGACAGTACAGGATTGCATTTTCCTGTGGCTCCTTTAATACAAGGTGGGACTTCCCCTAGTGATTTGAGTGCCTTCTCAAACAATGTGCAAGTAATCTTTCCTAACGCTAACACACAGGAATATTTCAAGGCTCTCAAAACTGCTTTGTTGCTGCTGGTTCTGGTTCGTCCTGATTTAATACCTCTAGACCAAATCAAACCAACTTTAACTCCAACTCTTTATGAAGCAGTCAAGAACAACAAGGTTCTTTTACCCGGTATTTGTCTTGAAGGTTGCGGGTTAGAAGATTTCCGACAACTTACAGGTATACTTTTTGAAGATTATCAGACAGCCTTGCAAGCCAAAAACGCCAAGGTTAGTGACTTTATCAATTACCTCCGAAAGCACATAGACGCATTTGTTCAGGATTTGTACGATGCTTCTGGTCCTATGCCTGAATTAGAAAAAATGATTGTGGATAACACACAGGAACTTCGTAAAACCACTTGGAGTACTGTGCTAGAAAAATCTTCTTACAATAACCATCAATATAAAATGAAACTCAATTCGACTTTAGACACACAAACTCTTATCATGGGGAAAGGAAATTCATTTGGAGAACAAACCCTTTGGGAGTCTGTTGCAACACCTGTTTATGGAGAAAGTGGAATAGGTATTAATCCTTTTTGTATAGGTGTAACCCCTGATTCAGTATCTTCTTTGTTTACCACCAAAGGAGTTATCCAAGGTCGTTTGCCTCAAATGCAAGAGGTGGCACCTACAGACGAATCATTCTCAACGGCTTCTCTTACAGCAACAAAAAAAGAAGCAGAAGCCATTATGAAATATGGTGCGCCTAGCCTTCGTATTTTTTATGAGAAATCTATTCAACCTGACGGGTCTATTAAAATTCCTGCAATCGCAGAGAATTATTTTACAGATATGACACATAAATATGATAGGGCAGGGTCTGCTGATAGCTCACCTGTGCTTTATATAAACACTCCTGTCCTAGAAAATTTATTTATGCAACCTCAAGATGCGGCTGTTATCTATTGTCGTGGGCTTTTTACTTCTAGCACATCCAATCAAAAACTATTAGACCAAGCAGCATTAGTGTTAGGTGCCGCAACTGCGGCATTAAAGAGAACCAAACAAGACGGTCAATGGCTCACATATAGATTCTTCGACACCTTGCCGGGTATGCAGGACTTCTTCGCATCCATCCAAAATTGGGTAGAAGCAGTCAGAGCAACCTTGACCTCTATTGTAGACACAATCAGGAAATACATAGAGTTTATTGAGGCAAGAATTGTGGAATTACAACAACTACTTCGCAGAATAAATAGCCTGATTCAATCCATCTTGTCTTTTGCTTTCCAGATACCCAAAGCATCTGGACTTATGCTTGTATCTAATGGCACAGATGGTTTGTTAAGTGATTTTGTATCTGCCAAGAACAAACCAAGTGATAGTCCATTAGCGTATGGAGCCGGTATTGCAATAGTGATGCCGGTGGGTGCGCCTTTCGTACTTGATTTAATAAAGGCCCTTTTCATTTGGACGAATGAAGAACCTAGTGGGTATATGGCACCAGAAACACCACCGTTTCCAGCCGCAGTAGGACCGCCTTTACCACCACCTGCATTACCACCGGGGGATGACGTTCCTCCAGAAACCTTGTGAGGTAGATTATGGCAACCTTTAGCAAGACGAACACTTGGCCGGTAGGTTACTTTCGAGCCTACTCAAGCTGGCTGCTTCGTAATCGGAAAGAGATTGCGGCACGTTTAAGTGTCATCGGAGCAGAATTAGATCGTATCGGTTACATTACCGTAACCTATCGCAGAGATGAGGGTGCTAACGCACCTACAGAACAAAGGACAGGGTTTTCAGTCACACCCGACTCATCGTTAGGATGCCTTTGTCAAGCTTATATCGCTAACGGAGGTAACCCTTTAGACATATCTTCTTTTATGAAACCCGATTGTGCAGAGGTAGTAGAAAAAGAAGCAAACGGCAACTTGAAAATTATTTACCGCTATCCTAATGGAGGCGTAGTGGCTCCTATGTCAGCCGAACCTATGGAACCCTTATCCAACGGAGAAACATCCAGCGGTTTTGGGGCTTATCCGGGTGGGTTTTTGAATACCGAGAGGTATTATACAGCCCGACAAGGTAGAAGAACGTCAAAAGGGTCTTTTGATTTTGACAGTATCGTTTCCTCTATGAATCAAATAAGGTCATGGGCTAATCAGGAAATCAAAGAAAAACTCCAAGATATTGAGTGGCGTATCGTTAAACTTTGTGATCTTCGAGAGCAATTAGAAAAAGAAAGAGATATGATTCTTGTTCAAGCCTTTGGAGGTGCTTTAAATAGCATTAGCAGTAGCGAATTTGATACAAACAGATTCGATCCTAAAATCAGAGTACAAAATCTGATCCAAGAGATGAATGTTTTACTTTACGATACTGAACCAGATGGAACAGTCAGGTCTTATACTGCTAATGTCGATGTTCCTTTCCTTGAGTTTACATTTAACGATGTTGCCTCTGAATGGCGTGACCCGTTAGGGGGTTAAACATTTAATAAAATCTGTTTAAGGAGAGAGATATAAATGTAGATAGGAAAATTTATGAGTAGAGACATACAATTAGCATTTCCCTGCCCTCACATGACTATTGAGGAAGTCGTTCTTTTAGGTACAGATCGGACTTCACTTCCGACCAGAGAGCCGATAGGTAACGCTTCTACTGTTCGCATACTAGTTAACGATGAGTATTTTATCCCGCAAGGCGGATTAAGTGTTCCGGCACATATTTTTAGTAATGTGTCTGGACCTTTTGACTTAAAAGAAGGCTTTGACGTTCTCACAATAGCAACTCCTAAAGGCACTTTCACCACTAGTTTTGGGATCGTTGGAGTTAACCGTTTAACTACAGACCAGATAATCCAATATCTCTTACGAAAAAACTTTGACGTAGGAATGCTTTATAATGCTAATGGTTACCTAGAATTTGGGGACATATCTACTGTTGGCCCTGATTCTTTTGTGAGAGTGTCAGGAAGTGCGGCTACATCATTAGGGTTTGGAGAGGTGGATTGTGGTACAAACGGGGTTCCTAGAAGTGCTACGGGAAAGGTGCTTTACCCCGGATGGCAGCTTTATGTGCCTCCTAATACTATCACCGTTAAATACCCCAAGTTTGTTCGGCCTGTAAAAACCAATCCTGTTTTCAAGGTAAATTACGGCACGACAGTAAACAGGTGTTTGAGATGCCAAGCAACATTTGTAGAAAATGACTATCGGTTTGACCCAAACGGCCAAACTTTGATGATAGAGAATGAAAATCTGCTTTATCAAGCCGCTTTAAAGATTCTTCTTACTGACAAAGGAAGTAATCAATTTTATCCTTGGTATGGTTCTAATATCCGCTCCCGTATAGGATCAAAGGCTCTTTCTGGTGTAGCCAATCTCATTAATGAAGATGTTAGGCAGGCACTTACGAGATTCCAGAGTTTACAAGAAGGACAGGCAAAATACCAAACAGTCACTTATCAAGAGCGTTTGTACTCTATCGTAGCCGTGAATGTGATGCCCCACGCGCAAGATCCCACAACTTATATGGTTGATGTGACGGTACAAAATGCTTCAGCAGAGCCTATTAGTCTAACGATTGTATATACAGTTCCTAATGTGGTTGCACTCATGGGTTCCAACGGCCTTATGCTTGGGACTGAGGCGGCAGGATTAGGGCAAAGCATCATTAACATTCCCAATTCTCCATTAGCTCTGATTAACCCTCCACAAGGATAGTTAAATGCCTGTAAACACAACACCTCAATTCCTAGCCCCTGACGGGCAGTATTATACGAATTACATCTTCACTACGGACAGGTCTGTTCGATTCTTTACCGGCAGGATGAGTGCTGACACTATAGATATGCAAGTGTCTGTGCGTGGGGGTGGTTGGCTTTCTGACCCCGATTTAATAGTCTTTGAGGAAACTACTTTTACAATCCCAAACCCTGCGGCTTATCCCGATGGCTTGCAACTTTTCCCCGGCAATAACATCCTGCAAGTCAAGTCTGTTTTAACTAGTGGGGCTGTGACTAATTATGCAAGCACCAATGCTATTCTTTCATTAGAGAAAGACATCAACAATAGCATCCTTGCTCCAACAGGGATTTATGTTGAACGATATGACCAGACTGTCAAAATCATCATTGATGGAATAGATAGCCCTTATGTTGTGGGTTATAATTTCTATGCGTCTATTGCTTCGGGGGGAGGTACTACGGGTTACAGCCAAATCAATCCACAAACAATCATTACAGGAAATACAACCGAAGTATTTACTACATTAGGCAACATGACTGTTAATGCCAACATAGTTAAACTTCCAGATGGAAGTCCGGTATCTACACCTTATTATGTTAAAATCAGACAAGATCAGGTTGACAACATCGGAACAATTTACCAAACTGATTGTAATCAGTTACTTGAAATCCCACAAACCACTACCAGAATCCAATCCAACTTCAATATAGAAGCGGTATCTCAAACAACACAGTATTCTTTTATCCATGACAGGCGTTCCGTTTATAACTCTAGCATCAACCCTGCTATCCCTAATTCAGATTTCACAGCCATACCTACAACTGACCCTTTGTATTATGTAGTCACAGCAATCTACTTGATAGATAATCAAGAATATGAATCTGCTTTCTCACCAGAGGTAGCAGCTTCTCCTTTGGTAGTTACACCGGCTATTAGAAACATCCCTGTTGTGAATCGTGACCAAATATCCAAAGATTTCTCATTGGCTATTTACAGGTCGCATCCTGAAATAGACATTAAGCCGGGTTCAGTTATCAGGGATACGGTAGTTGATCCGTTCTCGACAGAAGCAGAACGTATCCGTTTCTTGATAAGTTTCATGCAGGCGGCACAGAGTTTCGCAACATTATTGCCAATAGATGACCCCGGATATACTGGAATATCTATTCCAGTATCCCAATCACCATACAAGATTGCCTTGAAGCAGGCTTTATTTTTGAAAACTGACAATGACGTTCAGAATTTAATAGATAACATCTTCGATCAGTTGGCGGCACAGCGGGGAATTGTCAGAGAAACAGGAACAAGGGCTAGGGGTGAGGTTACTGCCTATATGACAACCCGCCCTGTATCTCCGCGTTTTATTGCATTGGGTACAGTGGTTACAGGTGGGGGGATGACATTCCGTACCACCTCATCTGCAACAATTACTTCTTCGGGTTCCAGCACTATTTACAATCCAATTACAGGACGTTATGCAGTCATACTGTATATTCAGGCAGAAACGAATGGAACAAGTGGGAACCTGACAATAGGCCAGATTCAGAATATCATAGACGGGCCTCCGGGTGTTCAAGTTATTAACGAAGCCCCGACTTTTGGCGGTACAGATATAGAAAGCAATCTAGCTTTGGCAACCAGAGCTGATGGAGTTTTATCCTCGGTTGATACTGGAACTCATCGTGGCTACCTGCAAAAGACTATAGAAGTAGCGGGTGTTCAACAAGCATTCGTAGTTGATAGTGGTGACCCCTTGATGCAGAGGGATTACGACCCTGCTACAGGCAAACATACAGGCGGTAAGGTTGATATTTGGATTCGGGGAGAAAACACAGCAACCCTTTCTGATGTGTTTGCTTTCTCCTTTGAGATTGTTCAAAACGGCCAATTTGAGCCAACAGGATTGGCAAGTTCATTAACATTCAGAGCAATCAACGCTAATATAACCAATGACAACCCTATCATTGAAATGCTTAACTATCCTTCTTGGGGTTGGGAGTTTGTAGATAATACTACAGGCCATATTTTTGATTTAACAGGGGTAACTATTCTTCCACCTGACATGATAAAACTTGACGCAACCTTGCCTGCTAATGACCCTGCACAGATACATTTAACAGATTCCTATACGGGTTCCTACCGATTCAGAACCAGTAATAAGTATGTTCTGCCTAGCCAACCAGCTAACAACATTATTAGTTTATCTGGTGATCCAACCCGTTCTGGCACAATACCATCAACCCTTTATAAACTGTATCAAGGTAGTTTGCCTTTGGAATTGGGACGTTCAATAGATGCAGCTAATTATGTTCAGATAACACAGCCCATAGGTAGTACAACCACAATCCCTTCAGGTCTGCCTATTGAAGTTATCGGTGAATCTCATGTGTTTTTGTTCTCAACTGAATATCTGGACTATCTCGGAATCAATCCCCTTACTGTCAGGGTGTATAACAACAATAGAACCATAGAGTATAACAGCCCTTATGTGCCTGATAAAGAACCAGATTTTACTTTTATAGATGAACATGAAAACACCCCATTAGGGTTAAGACTAACCTCGGAAACCAGAATAGTGGAGGGAGAAGCACTCCTTGTCGATTATTCCCACGATGAAAACTTTGTAGTTGACTATGAGATGAATTCAATAGTGCCGATAGCACAAAGCGTTATAGATGAAACCAAGCATATCACCGCAGATGTTCTTGTTAAAGAGGGCATTCAGGTAGGGGTAAATCTGACGGCTACGATTGCCATCTACGGCAACTACAATGTCCCCACCGTTGACAGTTATGTCAGAACAAATTTAAGTAGGTTGTTCAGTTCCTTAGTTTTAGGGCAACCTGTCAGACAGTCTGACATCATAGAAACAATAGATGCGTCACAGGGCGTATCCTATGTCGTTGTTCCTTTAACCCAAATGTCTATTTCTGACGGGGTGCTTATCCCGCAGGAAGTGATAACAACTGATCAGACCTCTGACTTTGTTGAGATTACAAAGCCAGAAGAAGTGCTTAACAGATGGCACTCGAATACTGTTGATATTTTCTTGTTAGATAATCCCTTATCCTGCGGGACGCTTAATGGAGGGGGTAATGTAAATGATCCTTGTGGGGTATTCTATAATGAAAACCTGTTCTATAACTACTTCACTTCTCCAAATGTGTTTTCAGGTGTTCCGATGATTAACACACCCAACTCGGCTTTTATTATTGGTAATACAGGTATGTATATCCCCGGCTATAGCGATGATGAAACAATTATTAACACTTACCATCTTGTGACAGAGAAAGAAATTCTGGCAAAGCGCATAGAGATAACAGCCCGAAGGATTCTTGTGGCTCTCCCCAAAGGCACAACACCACTCGATGCAACTTGGTGGGTGAGTTATGTTGTTTATGGTGATACGGGGGTCAAAAATATTGAGCCAGGTCCGTTAGGTTATGTCACGCTTGGTAATTTGGAATTCACTTATGCGAGTGACACAGAAACAACTATCCCAAGGAATATCTAATGGCTGATCAGCCCACAAATATCCCTCTGTTGCCTAATACTCCCACGCAGAATCCTGCCCCTTTTGCAGAACCGAGCCAGAGGCAAAAGGATGCTATTCAGATTCAGACTACTAAAGTTTTGGATATTTTTCGTCAGATTCTACCTAGCAACTACGTTTCACAGGTAACGGGGCCTTATTACACCCTTCAATTCCAAGCAATAGCAGAAGCTATCGCAACCTTTCAGATTACAGCCCAAGAATGTTTTGAAGATGCAATGTATGACTACACCCGTTCCGAAGTATTGTTCCAGATACTTGGGATGCTGGTATTTCCTAACGCCTCTGTAGATGGTTGGCCTACTGTTCATGGGGACATCTCTTACCGTGACTTTTTAAGGCGCATGGTAACCTTGCTCCTGCAAGGTTCTACTAAAAAGACTGTTAAAGAAGGTGTTGAATTACTAACGGATGCCACCGTTGAGATTGTTGAGAAAGGAATAGCAGCACGACAACTTCGAGGGTTATCTGCTTGGGGGCCTGACGATCAGTTCACATTTGAAATCAATGTGACTAATACTCGCCAAATAACTGTAGATGATGTAGTTATCACCCTGCCTACGTTCCCCGATGATATTTTTACGTTTATCCGAAACGTCCAGATTGTGATGAGGGCATTAAAACCTGCCCACACACTTTATGATTTACGTTTTGTGTTCTGGGATGCTTTCACGACCTTAACCGATGTAGATATTAACGGCAATCCTCAATGTGAAATAGATTTCAGCAACTACTACTATGACGAATTTAGACATTTCTGTTTGGGTATCAAAGAGATTAACGGCACAGCGGGTAGAACATTGGTTGATAAGACTCTGTTTAGCGACCCGACCAGAGATTTCTCATCTGTTTCAATAGGGGCAACTTTAACCCTTCTCTCCGGTCCTAATATGGCTGGAGGGGGAGGATTCACCTCAACTCCATCTTTCACTCCCGAATCTTATCCGGGCAGATATAGGGTTGAAAACATCCTGTATTTCCCCGTAGATACAGATGCAACTCCTGTTTCTTATGTGACCTCCCCCACAGGTCTTACAGGCTCGCTTACAATAGATGGGGATACGATTACAGATGCCTCTCAAGACTTTTCTTATTGTGTTGAAGGGGAAATCTTAACTATCACTAATGGTAATAATGCAGGCAATTACCGTTTAAAAACATTATGTGGTAATAATGGTGGGCCGGTTGGTTCCGCAGCCACAGGAAGCGGGATAACACAAGTTAAAATAGCTCCAAGCATCCTTCGTGTTCAATTCAGGATGCCAGAAGTTGCCGTAGGGCAGACATATAGCGTATCCGTAGACAGATTAGGTTGCCAAACTCCCAAATTAGAAATGGAAGATGTAACTTCACAATTTGGGATCACGCCTAACAACTTGATAACCGTTCTGTATGGCCCCCTTGTAAAATCATGGGGAGATGCAACTCCGGCTACCGAACAAGACGTTCAAGTTTATGTGAACAGCGTTTTAGTAGATGTATCTGCGGTCAATCCTTACATTGGAGAAATTACACTTCAAATCCCTGTAATTAGTCCTACAAATGTTCGGGTTGAATACTATTGGATGCGTTCTCCTACAATGGTTTTAGCTGGCTTGAATACAGAAGGTTTAGCCTTAAACAAGTGGAGTTTCCCTTCTGGCAGGCATACAACTTCTACTTCAAGCACATTAGGTGCGATGGACACAACCCGATTCCCATTTAGAGTTGTGCTTGGGCCTATTTCCAGACTAGAACCTTTGATGATAGGCTGGCGTTATCTTGGTTTTGAAAATGAGTACTCGGCTTTGCTTAATGATTCTAACTTGCTACGTTTAAATCAGAATCCCAAACAATCTCAAATCCCTATTCTGGAACGGGATACAAGTGGAGATGTGTCTGTCTATGAGTGTGAAACCACACCTATTGCCGATGGTTGGACTCTCATAGGCGTTGATTCCGGTGCTGTAAATGCTGACTTCGGTACCTATACTTTAATAGACAATCAAAGTGGTGAGTATGACCCAACTGATCCTAAACTTGCTACTTACTTCAAAGAGATTGATCTGACTTTCCCTGCCGCTGTCAATTTTGTAACCCGATTTTACATTACAAGCACTACGTTAGACGGGATTTATACGGGCGTAGGCTTTGGCATTAACGATCCTGAATATCTATTCTTTGTCGGTTTACTCAAGGCTAATGATGTTCAACACATAGGACTGTTGCTGAATCCTGCACAACCTCAACTGATAAGTTCTTGGTTGCTCGGTCCTCAAGTGGCTGGTGAGATACAAGAATTGCGGGTTTTGGATGTTGTGCAATATGCTGTTAAGTTTACAACAGCCGACCTGCCCTCTGGCTTATCCAAAGGCAATCGGTTCCAGATATTCACAGGAACACAGGCAGGTGTTTATACTATTCAAAACATCTTTGCTAACTGCGACGGCACTTCTTCAATAGTTATTGATGGGACTTTCCCTGCGGATTACAAACTTTATGGTAACAGAGATGTTACGGCTGTGTTTGAGATTGTCTGGTCACATTGGCCGATAACCTATCGGGTAAATCTTGACCCTGTAAATCAGATTTTCTCTCTACAGGTTGCAGGCTTAATATCCGGCCAGATTATAGCAACTGATAAAACAGAAACAACTTTTCCATTCCTATCTGACAGCTTGCTATCTGTCATTATGCCCCCCAAAGAAGGCTACGGACATATCTGGTGGGGTTCTACAAGTTCGTGGGCAAAGAATACCAGCGTTTGGTCATTTATACGCTACGGCATTACAACAGATCAAACCAAACTTAACCAACGAATCGTTGATGTCCAAACTAACCCAATAGGAACAGAGCCTTATGTTTTACCAGAAAACAACTCACTCAATCCTTGGTTCTTGGATCAGGACTTTGGGTTCTCTCTAATAAACCCATCCACGGCTAACACAACTTATGTGACTAAAGGCGTGGCAAGCGATTCTTTACCCCTCACTTACGGATATACAAGGGTAGAACCTTTCTTTAAAGCAGATACCACAATAGATTTGCAAACTAGGTTTAAGACTTTGTTTGGCAGTTCTGGTACAAATGGCTGTATCTCCCTTAAAGACACGCAAAAAGAAGTTTTATTCGGATGCCTTACTCTGTATGAACAGGCTGTTACAGGCGTAAGACGTAAGATTATTAGTTGCCCATCTGTAAATATGGTTGGGTATCTTGACCCTGTAATAGAACAAGGTTGGGCTTCTTCCGTTGGTGGTGGGACTTATTACACCCACGAAGAAGATGTGTGGATAAAGCAAGCAACTGACGAAGCATTAAGTATTTCCAAGACATTAGATACGACTGTTCTTCCAGCCGGTTACAAAACGGGTGGTGTAATAGAAGCTAGGTTAGCAATTTCAACCTACACATTAGATTCAGGTGGAACAAGTCCTTACTTTGGAGCCTGTTTCTCTGCACAAACTCCTTCCATTCCTGTCACCAAATATAAAGTCTTTGTTCGTTTTGGGATTGCAGGGAGTACACCTACGGTTTATCTCTGTGACTCATCTTTTACTCCGGTAGGAAGCGGTTACGCTTTTGATTGGACAGATGGCAATCTGCATTCATACAGAATAAACGGCTCTCTTACAGGTGTGACCATTACAATAGATGACGTTGTTCAATTACCGGCATTGTCAATCGTTCCTTTCAATGTGTCAGATACAGAGGACAACACAGCCGTTTTCGGTGTTGATGCAACAGGAACCAGCACAACTCAATGGCGGTCTTTCTCTTATGTAGAATATGCAGATGATGATGGAACAAAGATTAACCGCACGTTAGGTATCTGGAAAGGTGGGGATAGACTTAACATCAACAATTGGGAAATTCCCCGTAAAGACAGCACAACAGATTCAAATTCAAATGTTCCTTTAGCCTCTATTCAACTTATGGATTGGCGTGATTTTATGGATATTCAATTAGTTCGTAACTCAACTTGGGGCGTTACGTTATACAGACCAGCACCTTATCCTAATCCGCCTTATTACAATCATGCGATACCCATATCCCGTGGTTGGATTAATGTAGAATACCCAAGACTTCCTGATTATGCCGATGTCTTTGGCACAGTTGCTTTTGGTGCAGTAGAACCAACTTCACTTTGTTGGCAAGAATGGGATGCTGTTAGCTATCAAATCTACAAGATTCTTTCGGTTGATTACATACAACCACAACACATGGTTCTCAATTATTACAATGTCATCAATAGCGGAGAATTATCTGAAGATGTTACTTGGGAAACGATGGGTGTTCAGACAATTAACAACACCAGCGTATCGTTGTTGCCTACACACATATTCGCAAAATATATCTGGAAAATCATAGATGGAACAACGATTTATACAAGTAGTGATTGGACTTTTAATCAAGCAATCCAACTCGTCACTCTTGGTAAAAATGAATTAAACCAACAAAAGACCTTCCAGAATAGTGTTGTAACAGTAGTTTATATCCCCGGCAAGCCAGTCACTAATACTTACCTACAAACTCAACCCTTACTTGATGGCATTACAAAACTCAACGAAGGAACGCCACCTGTTCCTGCCAATGATAGCAAGTACACGGGATTAGAATTCATTACCGTAACCGATGGAGGTCAAACAGGACTTATCACCCCCATCTGTGAAACGGGATTAGGTTACGGGTTAAGTGGGGCGGCTTATTGGGAACAGAATAACAGCCCCAATGATGGAACATTTGGCTCCCCAACTCAATACTTGTATGCCAGCGGGGGTTCTTATATCGGCCCCGTAGTAGATGTTGACGGCAACATAACTGCCCATAACAATCCGTTAGGTGGGTTGCTTAACCAAGTTATTCTTTATCCTATTGGGTTGCCACAGGTGCAACAAGATATTCAATTAAGTTATGCAGAAATTGTACCGGAACCGACAGATACTTTGATTGATTGCCTCACAGTCATTTCTATTGATCCCGATTCAGGTGCTGCCGGTTCAACTATAAGCGCAGATATTATAGGTGCTGGTTTTGTATTAGGAGCAGATGCTAGATTAAGAAAGAGTGGTCAATCTGATATAGTTGGCAGTTCTGTAAGTGTTGTTTCACCTACGGAAATTATTTGTTCATTTAATTTAACAGGTGCTGTAAGTGGAAATTGGGATGTGGTAGTAACTAATTCAGATGGTGCTTCTGCTGCATTAATTGATGGTTTTACGGTAACAGGAGGTTCCTTTAGCATAATTTCTATCACCCCAAATGAAAGTGAAAACTATTCTATCATCAATATTACAGACTTGGCAGGTACAGGATTCCAAACAGGTGCCAATGTCAAACTTCGTAAAACCCTTGCACCTGACATAGATGGAACCGATGTGGTTGTGGTCAGCCCAACCCAAATCACTTGCAATTTTGACATTAGTGCCGGAGTTGAAGGTGGTGCCTATGATGTAGTAGTAATCAATCCTGATTTGGAAGAAGCAACCCTACCTTCTAGTTTTACTATTGCCCCCCTTGATCCGGTTGTATTAAGTGTCACACCTGATAATGGTAGGGGTGTGGTAAACATTACAAATCTAGCAGGGAGGTATTTTAGAACAGGCAATCCTTCTTGGCCCACCGTACAATTTACAAACGGCCTTATTGTGCCAGCTTCCTCTGTTGTTGCTGTGAGTGACACTCAAATCACCTGTACTATTGACACAACCACACTATATAATGGGCTTACCGACATTGAAGTTTTTAACGACGGCACTCATGTAGGGGTTTTACATACCTGTTTTAATGTTACAAATTTGAGATTTGGGAGTATTAACCCCGGATCAGGTGTTAGGGGGACAACAGTTTCTGTTACCATTACGGGAGAAAACTTCCTTAACGGAATTACTGCGAAACTGTTTAGATCTGGTAAGCCAGACATTAACGCTATTAACATTGTCTTTATTAACCCGACTCAAATGACTTGTGATTTTGTTATTCCTGCTGGTGCTTTTATCGGTTTTAGATACATACAGGTTTCAAATCCTGATGGTCAAACATCAAACAGTTCGAGTCCAGATTTCACTATTCTTTAGGGGGCTTCAATGAAGAAGTACGAGTTCACAGGAGAGATAAACGAAGCAGGGCTAAAAAGAATCCGACTCATAAAACATATCAGTACTTTTAAGGCGGGTGCTTTAGGTGGCTTTATAGAAAAAGAATCTAATCTCTCGCACGAAGGAAACTGTTGGGTCTTTCAAAACGCACAGGTATCTGGAAACGCTGTTGTTTCAGAAAATGCTTTAGTTTATGGTGATGTCTGTGTTTCAGGAAATGCAAAGATTTTTGGTGATGCTTTTGTCACCGGCTCTGCTGTCTTAACAGGAAATGCAGAAGTGTTTGGTGATGCTAGAATATGGGGGGATACTTGGTCATCCTCCCCTATTTGCATTAAAGGGTCAAGGGATTTTATTTGCAGTAGTACTCACACTCTGATTTCTATTGGTTGTGTTACCTACCCAAAAGATGAATGGCTATCTAAAATAGTAGAGGTGGGGAGAATTCATGGCTATTCTGATACAGAAATCGAAGAATATATCAAGTTAATGACTCAAGCCATAGAAACTATGAACAAACCGAGCTTTGGTTAAGGATAAAAATGGTAAGATGTAGTAGTCAATAAACCCTTAATCATCTGTCCTTATTAGGACAGATAAGATTTAGATGAGGTGAAAAAGATGAGATACAGAGATTCCCTTCGCAGGGCAAGCGAACAAGTTAAATTTGGCCTAGATATGGGACTTTATCAAGATAAGATTGTTATGCCCAAAGGCAAGTTTATCTTTGATATGAGAGATGCCAAAACAGGCGAACAACTTGCCTATTTTGAAAAAGAAAATTTAATCGTCCTAGACGCAGGCGTGTTTTTAGCATGGATCAGTAAAGATAACCCTACTGACAGAAGTATGAACATGCTTGCCGTAGGCACAGGAGCAACAGGAAACATCCTGAATCCCGATGCTCCGACTAATATTCAACGCAGTCTTAACGAATGCCTCGCTTGGAAGGCTTTTTCTTCAACTAATTTTGTCGATGCGAGTGGAGTTGCAGTATCTTACACCACTCATGTTGTAGATTTCACAGCAACTTTCGGTGCAAGTGAGGCAGTAGGCCCATTAAATGAAATGGGGATTATGTCATCCTTACCGGGTACAAGTAGTGAACCCCTCCCAACTAGCCCTATCGAAACAACTGACCCTTATAACCCTACTGTTGACATCACAATCCATGACGTACTCATAAATTACTTACCATACCCCGTGATCTCGAAACCAAGTTACGCAACATTATCAATCACTTGGAGACTTTCGTTTTGATGAAACATGAGGAAACATAATGGCGACCAAAGATTATGACAAACATTATGTGGCACTACGAACCCAAGTGCCTAATACTGTTTCTCGCAACGTAAAAGTTGGGGAACGTTCTTTCCAGACGGTTGTATATGAAGCAGGCAAGCCGGTTCTGGATGCTGAATTACAACTCAATCAAGATGCTGGTCAATGGTCTGATAGCCTTCTTCGTGCTTGGCAGGCCCCTACCGGCTGGTTAAAAGGACAATCGCATACTGATTCTTTTAACGACTATATCTTTGTTGATGGTGCAGGTGTTGTAGATAATGGCCCTGACCATGAGTTAGACAATGACAACACCCTTAAAAGAGGCATTCTAAATCCTGCGGAAAACCCTTTTACTTCTACAATGGTCAATGCCTTCTTGCTTCCCCGTTTAGAATTGATGGTTGCAGGCCGACCTGTTGTAGTTGAGTATACAAATACTGAAACGAATAATCGTAACTTGATTCTTCTGGATCCGCCTTCTGTTTTTGATGGTTCAACCAACTTTAAGAGGACAGATTTTGTATTCCTAGAATGCTGGTTAAGTCTTGTAGCTCCAAGCCCAAGAGCATCAGGATACGTTCAGATTCTCGATGCGGGGCTTCTTGTACCCGGTGATAAGGTTACTATCGAGGGTAATGATTTAATAGCAGGATTAAATTGGACTATTGACCCGTTAAGTGAAACAAATACTGCGACAAATCTTGCAGCCGCTATTAATACTGCCCCACTAAACTCAATAGTTTTTGCTACATCTGCATTAGGTAAAGTTACTATCAATGCTGTGGCAAGGGGTACAGTTGGTAATGCAATCACATTAGCAGTTACGGTTACTGATCCTGCCAGCATTCTTCTTTCAGGCCCAACTTTAATAAACGGAGCAGACAGACCAGATAAGCCACCGGATGCTCAAAACAAACTTTACAGACACGGTAACGTTCTTTCTCCTGCGGCTACATGGCTTGATGATGAACTAGAAGATCCCCGATTGGATGCTGAATCTACACAAAGGGTTCAGTTACAGTATCGTATAAGAGTCACAGGAAGAGTCACAGGAGAAACGATAGGTGTAGATTACAAATCCTATCCTGATGGATTCTCATCTCAAAATGCAGGGCCGAATACGATTATTTACGCACAGGGTTCTACTGCCTCTCCTGTGGTAGGTTATCCTTTTGTTCCTGCTGATACCACAAGTGTTTGGAACAATTCTAGCGCAGTTGCTTATGGCAGAGAAGATACGGGGCTTTGGGTAGCGGGGGATGGCTCTAGTGCTTCAGCACAAGCATTAGGTTCTGTTGACGGTTACGTCTATGCTGTGCCTGTTTGCTTTGTATTTAGGCACAATGACGTATCAAGTAGTGAGTATTCTATCGGTGGGGTTAAAGGGTTCGATCCGACAAACAATGCTAATGGTGCGCCTCTTTACCCTCACGAAGAATATGAGGGCATATTAGGTACAATTCCTGCTAATGATTCAGACAGACCTGATAACGAGTTTGCGAATGTTATTACGGACACAAGAGTTATGGACCTTCGTAGGCACGTTGCTTTCCCTGGCATAGATTATAACGGTGAACTAAAATATCAGATTCAATCTTTGCTGGACGGCAACTTCCGTACTTGGCAGTTTGACACTAACGATAAACAGCCGTTAGGAGGGACATCTAGTGGCGATGTTTCTACTCGTTTCCTGATTTGTAACGAAGTAGGACGTGGAACGCTTCCCCCGCCTATGGGTGAACATCCTATTATGGAGAGTGAAGGTAATGGGGTTCTTGTCAGGAACTTTGACCACGTTGCCCGTAGGTTTGGGAGTCAGCCTGTTATTGAAAGATTGGTTCTTGCTTTCAGCCCAACTGACATAGAGGGATTCATACCCGGAAAATATGTCACAAAAGCAGGGCTTTCAGCCGGTACTTGGCAAGAAGGGGACACACTCAATTTAAATCTAAACCTTTTTAATGCAACAACACTCGGCACTATTTTTCAAGGCGCAGATGGCGGTGGGCCTACTTGGGTAGATGGCACCTTCCATTATTTTGCACCGGAGGGGACTGTTATTACAGACATTCTTTCTATCACGCACGATGATGGAAGTTATGCTTCTGCCATAGATCAAAATGTCCAAACTACTTTAATAGAAGGTTTGGGAACTCAATATGTTTCGATTCAACTTGACAGCAACCCTCTAGTAGCAGATGGAGGGGTAGCAACTCCCGTCAGCACTTATCCAATGGTAGGCACAAGTCCCATTACCGGCTCTCCAAGACGTATTTTTGTGGAGTTTGAAATTACTTATCCACTTGGCGTAGGTCTTACAGATACACCTACGGTTCTTTTAGAGCCTAATCCTGCCGTCTACACCGGAACAAGAACAAGTCTTATTCCTGTTCCGGGTGCAGGCCCCGGAGCCTTGATAGAAAATGATGTGACTCAACGACCCGCTGATATGGAAACTGTTTTAGCCCCTGATTATCGTGAGGGGTTCAAGGAAGTTCATTTGGAATACCTCGTTGATTTTACTACTATCCACAGCAATCCTCAACCGGGCGTCCCTGTCACAGATACAATTGTCAGCTACAATGCTACTACACTTTATCCCCCACGCAGAATGTTTGGTGATGTTTCCAGACCTATCTCGGTTAACGACATCTCAAGTGGCGCACCTGTTGCAAAAACTGTTGATACTACGCTTACAGAATACGGTAGCAGTACCCGCAAACTAAAAATCATAAATGACCTGATACCTATGGCATCTCAAAGTCTTTGCACCGTAGAGTATTTCGCTCAAGACCCGATACCCAATTATGGAGCGGCAGGTAGTGGTGGTTATCAGGTATCTGCTTATTTCAGGGCTAATGCGCCCCAAACAGCAGGGGTTATGGCAGGTGTGTTAGGAACTCCCGATGGGATTTCTCCTAATCCGCTTGTAGTAGAACCTCTTACGATGGGCGATGTAGTTTGGTCAGGACAAACAGGGGATGGTTCTGTTGAGTCGGCTTTCCCTTATGTTCGTCCTTTAGCACCCATACCAGCAATTTATTACGATGAAGAAATAGGTCCTGATCCGCAACCTGTTCCTGAATGGCTTTTCTGTGCTACTGCCAACATAACAGTTACTGATTTTAATGCAGAAACAGGTTTGCTTACTTTACAGTCTTATGTACAAGGTGACTTACAAGAAAACTTATCTATGGGAAGCATAACTTCAACACAACCTTTTGCAGATTCCGAATGGCGTTCTTGCTACACAGTTCTTGACCCTGATTCATATCATCCAACGGTAATGGCACCTCCTCTTTACGGTGCCAACTTACATAAAGTGTTTGTTCCAATCCTTGCTAGGATTACAAGTGACCCCCAACCAACATCCAAAGGGTTGATGTTCCGTAAAAATGAATTGGTATTAGTAGTTTTAAGTCGTTTCGCTTTTTTGAATAACGAAAACAAAATCATATTTACTGAAATCAATAACAACACCTGTGCTGCTGTTTATCGAACCCGCAACCTGCTTATGGTAGTTGGGGATAGGAGTTAGCGATGCCAAGAAAAGGTTACATAGACATTAGGACAGGAACGGGGAAACCGGCACCCGAAGTAACCAATACTGTTTTGAATCCTATAACACACACCCCCGAAGAAGAAGGTCAAGTAGGCTATATAGATTCCGATGGCACTTATAAGACAGGTTTGTCACCCGAAGAACTTTTAGCTTGTAGTGGAGCGGCTGGTCTGACTGCTCTTGTAAAATCCCATTCTACAATAGATGCCGATCAAGTTGTTCTTACTCCACTTCCTCCTTTCGTAGAATCAAAGAATGTCCAAGGCGGAATAAACGAGATAGAAGGTTTTGCTCCGGGTGAACCTCCCAAACTAGGAATGAAAGGGTTTGCAACTTCCGAGTTTATGATTATGTCTGGAATACCTGATTGGGGTATTCTGAAGCTCAATGACAATTCAATTCAGAAGCGTGATTCTGACCTGTATGACAAAGTGAATCCGAATGATCCTGCAAGTGTGTACCCTTATTACTTGGTGCCGCCTGCGGTAGCTAGTGACCCGACAAATACTTATATGGGGGCAGATCCGATAACTGATCCAATGTTCAACTCTTGTTTATCTTCCATATACAACCCAACTATTGGAAGTACAGGCTTTGTCGGAACAGGAACAGGTCAAGCTTATGCAGGGGGTTATCCTTTAGGAAGTACCCATCCCGATGTTCCTCTACAAAGAACAGACAGGCTATTAAAAGTAGCATCTTATGGAATGGAACCATCAATACCTTTTTGGCAACCTTGTGCCGTATCAGGTATGGTTTATCCTGCTGATAGGGGTGTGCTTGCTCTTTTGCATTTTCCTGCCAACACAGAAACTATCAATGACTTTACAGGGCAAGACCTTCTAGACAGATGCATAGCCGCTATCGTTCTTGGTCAAGGACTTTATAATGAGGGTGTACCCTGCGGTTCGCCTGAACACTTCGCTCCTAAAGATGGTGAGCCTGGTGGCTTGTTCTGCATAGGTTACGATGACGTAGCCCAAACAATCCCTAATCCTTTGGCTTATCCGGGCAGGGCAACAGGACAGTTTGACTATTGGGAGATTTGCACAGGTACAAATGCCAATGGGCAAGACTTACCGGAGCCTTGGAATCTAGGTCAAGTTCATACTCTTGATGATACCGTGCCGATAAAAGGACAAGTTAGATTGGGTACTGACCCTGCGGCTGGTGTTCCAACTCTGCCTTATGGCATCCCGATATTAGGTGCGGGTGCTGAAGCCTATGACAGTTCCGTACCGCTTTATACTGTGAGTCCCTATTGGGCTTATGTAGGTAACACTTTAATTATTCTTTTCCCTATAGCACCTATTCCAGTTGAAACCAATTTTTTCAAGTATCGCTTACCTTGCTTAAATGACTATTCATCTGAATCTGGCCTTCCTTTTACACCAAAAGGGGTGGCTAATAATCAAACGCTAGAAACCAAACGCTACTTCTCGCTTTCTTTCCCGTCAGCTTATGGTATGTTTACTGACCCCACTTACAACAATCCATGGAAATGGCATGAAACATTACCCACCGCCACGTCAGACCAGATTTTGTATTATAAACTAACGCAAGCAGGTAATTATCCTGATTTTAAGCAAGATAACTGGAATTGGCAGATTGCTCGTTACAGACACAACTTCTTTATAAAACCAGCAGGAATACCTGATCCTAACATTACCCCTCCAAGCACAACCAGACCTAATGACATTGGTTCTTATTGGATGGTTCACTTTAAGACAGAAGCATCTTTTGAAGCTTTTGTCCGTGATGGAGATGTGTCAGCAATTGATAACATTTATGGGGCGCATCTTGTAGGGGATTTGGCTCCCGCAAATGAGAACGTAGTTAATCAGGAAACAGGCGAGTACCCTGCGGTAAGACCTCCTTTTGGTCCTGCACCAGATTACGGTTATAGTGCGTGGCCTTATCATACATTAAGAGCAAACATTAGAGTTTCCAACATAGAACATCAGAATGTGTTCCAATCTGACATAACAACTCACACTTCACATTGGACTTATAATGGCAATCCCGATGACGGGGTTATGTGGTGTTCGGGAGTTGCGTATTTCCTGCCCACTAAAATATCTGATGCTTCTAAGTTTTTCAGTTTTGATGGGTTAGACATCACCGTTACTAATGCGTGGATAGATTCTTATCGTACTGATGACAAAGCACTTACAAGTCCTCTTGTTGCGCCTGCCTTAAATTCTAGTCCAAACCCGGCATTTATAGGTCTGGCACCTTTCTCTTATGGGATGTTTGATACAACAGCTTCTTTTGTAGCTCATGCACCCGATGTGACATATCAAAGGGAACAACATTTAGAATTACCTTTTACAGCATTAGGTTCATTTGATGATACGAATGCCCCTATAGATAGTGATTCTTTGACCTATACAATCACGCCCTTTGAGATTACCTTTTTAGGCGATCCTCTCACTCCGGCATTTTCAACAAATGCAATTTCCCGCATATTTATAAGACGACCTTTAATGCAGGGTGAGTGGGAAACTGTGGTGCAGCCTACTGAAAGCTATAGTGTGGAAGCAAGTCTTGGTGACCCAATAACATCTTATGGGCAGGGTTTGCCGATAACACCTACAAACGGTGGTCAGATTCTTTTCCACTCAACGAGTTCGCCTGCATTATCTGTTACAGATAACAAACCAACATTTGGCAATTTCTCTGAAACTCCTCTTGCTCCTTACAAGGCTTATGACTGTTTGTTAACCGTTCAGAAAGACACTCACGAATACTTCTTGGATGAAACTTATAGATACCAAGCAGATTCCTTAACATGGTCGGGACGGGCGCACTATGCTATGTCCTCATACACAGAAACCCCAACTGTTAATAGACCTGTTGTTATGTTTGGTGGTGAAACACAAAGCCAGACATTCCAAAATGATACTTGGATTTGGGAAAATGGTGCTTGGACTTATTTCAACGCTTTAACACCTCCCTCTGCAAGATCGTATTCTGCAATGGCAACCGATGATATTACAAGCGGCAATATCATTTTATTTGGGGGGAGAAATGCTGACTCCAACACTAATAACGATACTTGGAAATGGAATTATGCTAATGGTTGGTCACAATTAACGCCTTTGACTCCTGACGGTGTTGTTCCTACAAGATGTGGGCATGGAATGGCTACAGGAGCTTCCTCTGCCTTTGTGTTGATGTTTGGAGGACGAGGGGCATCTGGTTATCTAAATGATACTTGGGGTTGGTTTGATGACACCTTCCAAGGGTCTTGGAATTCTTGGGACGCAACTCATCTCACATCAGATAAACCAACTACCAGAGAATTACATGGAATGTCATCCGAAATCAGTTCCCATCAAACTATATTATTTGGAGGGACAAACAGAAGTAGTGCATTAGGGGATACTTGGATTTTTAACGGGGTTTGGGAACAAAAAACAATAGATAACCGTTATGGGCATTCCACTTGCTATGATATAATTTCAGGGCCGGTTAACAATGTTTTCATCTTTGGTGGCATAGATTCTGATGGGAATTACAGAAACGACACTTGGGTTTGGGAAAGTGGTAAGTGGACAAAGAAAGTGCCTGCCTTAACCACTCCTAGCACAAGAGCTTTTCATGCGGCAACACTTTTTGGTTCTACTTTGGTTCCCCCAAATTATGTTGTCATTTTTGGAGGAATGCAAGGCACTGGTTCCTTAACCCCTTCCATTTATGTTTGGGATGGGTCAGATTGGATTTCCACAGCGGCAACACCGG